GCGAGATGAGCACGATAAACTATTTCCATCTTGACAAACAAAAACAACAGTTATTTTTATTCAATGAATGATGGGGAATGATGGGGAATGAAGGAGAATATAAAAGTATCAGAGTTCATAAATGAAATAGAGCAAGAGACATATCAAGATTGTCAAGACTGTGGTTCATCAACAAAACTAACCAGACTATTTAGGAGTGGGGATAAAAGGATAAACAATGAATTTGGGATGCAAACCGTCAAAGGAATATAGTTTCTATATCAAAGATAGACAAGAAAAAGAAAAAGAAATAACATATAATAAATTAAAACCAGAGCATTCAATAGATTTATTTGCATTGTTTAGATATGATAATATGATCCATTTACTAATGGAAGATGACGAAGTTTATCATCACAAAGTGGCTTTGACTGTGAATAAATTGAAAGACTTATGCCGCATTATAAATAAATTAAATAACAGTATAATAAAGCATGGATTACCTAAGTTTTTGAAGTGGAATTACAAAAATATTGTAATTAATATAGATGATGATCTAGACGTGACAATATATATCAAAGGTGAAAAAATTGTTTTCGGCATATGTTGGATAAAAGAATTGGCGGAAATATTACATATGAGAAAAATAAATAAAAGGAAATGGGAGATGGGGTAAACAATGAATGTGAAAGATTTAAAGGTAATGCTAGAAAATATTCCTGATGATTATGAAATTGAAACACCAAAAAATAAAGGTGGCATTGCATTTGACATACATGCAAATGATAAAAAGATTGTATTTTATTTTTATGGAAGTTAATTATCTTGACAAATAAGACAAATTAGTTTAAAATATTAACAGAAAGGTTTTCTCAAGTCTGAATCATTGACTGAAAGCTCGGTTAGCGGTTTAGCGGTCTGTAGAGACGTATGGAGTAGGTCTAGACCATGTAATGGTTGTGTTCACTAGAACGCGCTACCAGTTCAAATCTGGTCGCAGACTTTTTTGAAAGGAAACATTATGACAAAGATTAAAATGAACAATATCCTGGCTGAAATAATTCTTCAAAATCCTCCTAAGCCTAAGCCGAAAGATAATATTTTTGATGGTATATTTAAACCTTGATTGATACTCTGTTCTGTCTTCTTCTTGCTTGTTCTTGCTTCTGTTCTTCTGTTATGTTTTCTTGTTCCTCTTGTTCCTCATTAGCACCACCGGAGCCGATCCGGTTTATTTAAAAAAAATAGGCTTTGAGAGGTTCATCAAGCCGTTCGAGTGACTTTCAAGAGCCTGAGTCTTGTTAGTTTTCCACTCAAAAGAATTATGCAGGTCATGAACTGTATGATTCATCTCTCAACATACCGATTGAACCACTGCATAGCACGTTCATAATGGATCGGTTTATTAAGGCTCGAGTCGCTTAGTGTCTTGGGTCTTTTTTTAATTATTTGACTTGTAGTCTCAGATATGTTATAATAGAGGTAGGCAAGTAGGAATAATTAAATAGCAATTTTTTAAAATAGGACAGAATCATCCCTACTTGCCAGTTTGGATACCTTGGATTTTGTTCTATTTTTTTATTCTTAGGAGATGATTTTACTTGCTCTATATTTACAAATACCAAAATGTTGAAAATGGAAAATGCTACATAGGATCGACTGTGCATCTGAAGAAGAGGAAGTACGACCATATAAAAAATGTAGAAAGAGGATTGGATTTTCATTTTTATCGTGCTGTGAGAAAATATGGATGGAATAATTTTGTTTTTGAAATCTTGGAAACTGCTTGCCCTATCGTTAGAAACGAAAGAGAAAATCATTACATAGAATTGTATGATTCTATAAACAAAGGTTATAATTCTGTAATGGCTGATAGCTCTGCACCGAGCGACGAGACACGGAAACGGATGAGTCTTGCGAGTAAAGGCAGAATTGTTTCTGAAGAGACTCGAAAACTGATAAGTATAGGGAATTTAAGAAGAGAAAAATATACACATACAGAAGAATCAAAAAGAAATTATAAAGCAGCACAGAACAGACCGGAATTAAAAGAAGCAGCAAGACAGCGTTTGGTCGAACGGAATGAGAATAAAGTATGGACTGATGAACAAAGAAAACATATGAGGAAAATGAAAACAGGATTAAAACAAACTGACGAAACAAAGAAAAAGATTTCTGATGGGAATAGAGGAAAAATAATTTCAGACGAAACGAAAAAAAGGCAATCCAAATCAATGAAGAAAACTTGGTCAAAAAAGAAAAATTGGAAACATACAATTGAAACTAAAAAAAAGATGTCAGATTCCGCAAAGGGCAAGAAAAAATCCAAAAAAACTAAAAAGAGAATGTCGGACTCTAGAAAAGGTGTTAAACTTTCAGAATTTCACAAGAGAAGATTGAGAGAAGGCTGGGCAAGAAAAAGATTGTTAAAAGAACAAGGCATACAACTAGAATTATTTTAATAACTTGACATTTTTTTGAAATTTTGATAAAATGTTTATAGGAATTCCATCCCAATGACCACCTTAATATATTAGGTGGATTTTTTGGTTACAATAAATTAATAACTTAAGGAATAAAAAATGACAGCTAAACAAACTAAGAAAAAACAAGCAGTTGGTAGACCTAAGAAGGTTTCTGATGAGCAAATTGCTTTGGCTCTCATTGCCTGCAATGGTTTGCTTTCAAATGTTGCAAGGCGTTTAAAAGTGTCTGTGTCTGCTATAAGTCAAAGAGTTTCAAAGTCTGATTTTCTCCAAGAGGTAAGAGAAGAAGCAGAAGAAGAAATGCTTGATATTGCGGAAAATGCTTTATGTGATCTCATCAAGAACTCTGAACACAACGACCACTTTAAATCATTATGCTTCTTCTTGAAATGTAAGGGCAAAAAAAGAGGATATATCGAGAAACAAATTATATTAAGTGTTGACGATGATAAACCGTTGGTGTTTGCAAGAGAGAAACCACCTAATGCTTAGCGTTCCACAATGGAATTTTCTAACCGACCTTCACAGATTCGTTGTTGTTGTTGGAGCAAGACGAGTAGGAAAAACTTATGGTTGTATAGATAAGATAGCCGAAATAGGTGCTCTTAAAGGAAAAAATATACTATATATTTCGCCCACCTACAAAATGTCGAAAAATTTATTGTGGGAACCATTAAAGAGTCTTTTTTATGGATTGAATTGGGTTAAATCAAAAAATGAAGTTGATTTATCTATAGTTTTAAAATCTGGTTCAAAGATAACCTTGAAGGGAGCAGATAACCCCGATGCAATGAGAGGGTTGGGCATCGACTACGCAATTTTTGATGAAATTGCAGATATTCGAGCCGAGACGTGGACTGCTGTAATCAGACCTGCGTTATCTGTGGAAAAAGGGAAGGCTCTTTTTCTTGGTACTCCTCGTGGTCGTAATAACATTTTATATGAAATGTATCTTAAAGGACAAAATCCTAATGAACCTGAGTGGTCATCCTATCAGTTTACAACACTCGAAGGTGGACAGGTAGACGAAGAAGAAGTTGAAGCAGCAAGACGAGAATTAGACGAAAAAACTTTCAACCAGGAATATAATGCAAAATTTGAAAATTATGGGGCAAATGTTTACTATAACTTTACTGATGCCAACAAAATTCAATGTAGACAGTTATATAATCCTAATTTTGATTTGATTTTTTGCTTCGATTTTAATAGTTCTCCCGGCGTGGCTGCGATAATAATGGAGCATGAAATGGGGTCTTGTGTCATAGGTCAAGTTTATATTCCTCAGAACTCTACAACTCCTGCTGTATGCAATCGCTTGATAAAGGACTGGGGGTCACATTCCGGGAATATATTTTGCTATGGGGATGCGACTGGCGCAGCAAAAGGTTCAGCAAAGGTGGCTGGAAGCGATTGGGATTTGATAAAACAATCATTGCGAGGTCATTTCGGCGATAGACTTAAATTCAGAGTCAACAAATCAAATCCTCGTGAACGTGTGAGAGTAAATGCGGTTAATAGTAGAATTCAAACATTTGATGGTAATAGACATTTATATGTTGACTATTCTTGTAAAAATGTCATATACGATTTTGAAGGAGTGCAAACTTTAAAAGGTGGGTCAGGCGAGATTGATAAGAAGTCTAATCTTAATCTCAGTCATATCAGCGATGCGATAGGCTACTACATAAACAAGCGTTTCCCAGTAGTATCACGAAAAACAAAAGTAAGAGAGTTGATGATATAGCATGAAACAATCTTTCACATGTCCTCAATGCGGCAACATATATAAATTAAAAAACAAATATCCTTTTTTCGATGACCAGAGTAACCTCTGTTTTTTTTGTAATCAGGAAGAAGAAAAAGAAGAAGACCTCATTGAAATGGAACCAAAGAAAACAATAAAAGTAAAGTTTACAAAAATAAATATTAAACCGCCACTGGAATTTTAAAGAAAATAAACAAGAGGAGCAAACATGCAACCAAGAACCTTTGACAAAAAAGACCTTGAACATTTAGAACAAACAAATGCAAAATATGAGTTGAGACGACCTGTCAGGAAGCAGATTAATGATATCTATGAAGGAACTCAGTCGATGAGGAATGCTGGAACACAATATCTGCCTCAATTTCCTCTTGAGTCAGGGGCAAAATATTATAATAGAAAGAACCATACTTTCTTACTGAATATGGTTAGGAAGACTGCCGAGACACTTACAGGTCGAGTATTCAAGAAAGATCCGGTCATCGAGGTTCCTGAGAAACTAAAACCATATCTTGATGATATTGACCTCGAAGGTTCGTCTATTGAAGTATTCGCTCAAAAGACTTTTAATCACGCTATACGAGATGCCTTTACG